TTAGTAACTAAAGTTCTAAGGTCATCAATTCTTTTTTGACTCATCTCAAATCCTTTACCTTTTAGATTTGAAGTAGCATTATATCTTTGTTTTATAAATCTTAAAATACTATTGTTAAGTGCAAAGTCTACCTCTTGTTCAAGAATGTTCTCAAACAAAGCTGAATTGATTTTATTCATTTCAGTAGCAATAGACGTATGCATTTCTTTTATATTCATAGTATTTAAATTGTTGCGGGAGCTGGAATCGAACCAACGAACTTTAGGTTATGAGCCTAATGAGATGCCACTTCTCTACCCCACAATATACTTTCCGAGATTGCTCTCGGAAAGATTTTTTATTTTGTTTTTTCTACTTTTTTAGTTTCTTTTTGTCTAAAACCAATTCCCATATTATTAAGTTTAGCTAACATAATAACATAAGCTTCGGAGTTATTAGGATTCTTTAAATAAGCAATAGATGCATCTAAATTACCTAATGGTTCAGAACCATAAACATACTCGTTACCTACTTTTTGAATAATTTGACTTTCAACCATTGAAGCAATTTGTGCTTTGAATAACAAGTCTGGGTCAGATACGACACTCATAAAGTATTCAGGGTCTTTATCAAAAATTTCAGAAACCTTAAGTTCTTTTTCTTCTCTACTTAAAGAAGTAAGTCTTGTAATAGAACCTAATTCTTTTGGATATTTAGTAGTTAATTCTCTAAGAACCCAATCAAGTTTCACTTCATCATTAATTAATTCTGCAAATTTAATTGTAGCATTAGTTTTTGATTTAAGTTTAGTTGTACGTTTAGTTAATTCTAAAGCTTGGTCTTCAATATAATATTCTTTGTATTGGTCAACATCAGCAGAAACTTTTGAATCAGCTACTTTAGGATGTTGCAAACAAAACTTATATCTCAAATAATCTTCCAATACTTCAGGTTCACCATTTTCATCAATTGTAATATTAAGTTCTTTTCCTTCATAAGGAACAGTAATCATAATATTGTTAAAATACCTGTTTACCTCTTGTCTAAATTTAGGGTCAGTACTTTCTACTCCTAAAACTCCTGGCATCCATTTTTTCATTTCTTCAAATGTAATACCTGTGCCTACTGCACCAGACTTTAAAAGAAATCCACCAATTGTAGCAGACCTTTCTTGAGTTAAACTAATGTGTACGCCATGTCTTCGTACTTCTTTTCTTTGAATCTTAATCGTTTTCATTTTCTTTATCGTTTTATTTTAATTGTTTTTAATTTTAGTTTATTTAAAAATAAAGTGAGAGAGATTTTACTCTCCCTCACTTATTTAAAACTATAAACCTGCTGTACAAGTTAAGTCGATAGAAGTGTTAAACCTTCTAAGTACAACTTGACCAGCTTTTAAGAAATGTACTGAACTACCGTCTTTATCAGTAGAAATAGTATCATTAGCTGAGAAACTAGTTCCAGAAGCAGCTTCGTTGATACCTTTTACCATACCACGTAACATACTACGTCCTTTTTTGCTTACCATAACTAAGTTACTCATACCATCATAAGTAGAAGTATCTGTGAAAGCCATACGGAAAGACTCAAGAGGTAAGTTAGGATAGTTAGGATGTTTAGGACTGGCTAAAGCTTGAGGTCCGTTATCAAAAAGAGAAGCAGTTTTGATAATAACTTTGTAACCATCAACATGTTGATATGTATCAAAGAAACCACCTAAGCTCAAGTTATATCCAGAACCACCAACGAATTTGTTGTCAGTTAACTTGATGTAACCTCTATTTGACAATTCAGCTTTCATTGCATTATCAAAAGCCATACGTCCACCCACACCAGTGAAAAGAGTAATTACTTTATTTTCAGCATCACTCATACCGTAGAAAGTATCACGAATTGTTTGGTCAATTTTATCAGCAGTTAAAGTACCATAAGTATCTTTATTAGAGATTTGCTCAAACATACCTGAACCCCTTACAATAGGATTACCTTGTTCGTCACGCTCATTGATAACACCATAAGCATCACGATTAGATTTTGAATACCAGTAGTTAGTTTCACATTCAATACGGAAACTTAAGTTATGCTGATACTCTTCGTAAGGCCAATACATTTCTTTAGTACCTCCACCTTTAGTGTCTAATTGTACAGTTTTAGCTTTACGATACTTAATGTTACCTTCATAAGCGTAACCTTTACGAATAGTACCTACATCACCACGTACTTTAACAGGAGCAGTGCTAGTAGAAAGTGAACCGAATGAACCAAAACTTGCTACCGAGTTCCAACCAGAAGCGTATAACGCACCAGTTGCTAATTCACTTGCAGGTAAAGTTTCAGAAAGATTTTTAGCTACTAATTTTACTTTGTAAGCCCAGTTACCGTTAGCGTTATCTCTACTAGTAATACGTAATTGATAACCTAAAGGAGAAAGAATAGTATATCCTACAGGGAAAATACCTTCGTTGAAGAATAAAGTTGCTTCAGTTCCAGATACACCGAAAGATGTAGAATAAGAACCAGTAGGAGGAGCTTGTAAAGGAACTGCTTTCATCATACGTCCAATTACATCATACTCGAATTCGTCACCATCTACTTCTTGAATAGCTTGCATACCTTCAGAAAGGTACATAAGAGGGAAACGTGAACTCTCTTGACCCATCATATGTGTGAGTACAGGAGCGATTTTGTCAGGTTGTGAGTTAATTAAACGAGCGAAAGAAGCATCATTGCTTTTCATTTGTTCATTCCACACTTGGTCTGTTAGAAATTGTGCCATTTTTTATTTATTTGTTTTTTTAAAGTGTTTATTTTATATCAAATAATATATCATCTGAAAGACCACTCTTAGGAACATTACCATTTTTTAATCTAGTTTGTCCTGAAGCTAATCTTTCTTTTAATGTTTGAGCAGATTGAGTTTTAACAGCAGCAGTAATATATTTACCTAAGTTAAATTTATTTTTTACTGCGATTGCTAAAGCTATTCTATCTTCAACATTCATATTATTTAAATCTTCTTGTAGTTGTGGAACTCCAGCTTTAGTTGGTCTTGACATATATTCCAACATAGCTTTTTGTTCTGCAACTGGAATATTAAAACTATGAACTCTACCACCTTTAATAGTAGAATCTATTGTGTTCCAATATTCTTGTATCTTTTGTCTTTTAACTGTATCTTCAGCTTTTGTTTTTTCAATTAAAGCAGCTCTTTCTTTTTCTTGAGAAGCAGCTAATTTAGTTGAAGCAACTTTTGATGATTTTTCTAAAGTACCAGCTATCTCTAAATCTTCAATAGCATCTTTAACTTCATTATCATCATAATCCATCTTTTTATAGAAGGTACGCATTACAGCTTTTTGCGCATCTTCATTAGTTAAATCAATTGACTTGTAATCAATTTCTGGTTTAACTGAACTAAAGAACTTTTGTATATCTTCTTCTTTAGCATCAGGGCCTAACATCTGAAGATAATCAAAAAAATTAGAACCTACTTCAGGTAAACTTTCTAACCATCCATTCAATTTTTTGTCTGCTAGTTTATCAGCAGCACTTTGAACAAATGCAGAAAGACCTTCTTCAGTTTCTTCAAATTCTTCTTCTAAATCTAGCTCTAAAGTTTCAGCTAAAGTAGAAAATAAATTAGAAGTAGCTTTAGGTTCTTCTTCGTCTAATTCTGTTTCAGGTTCTGGCTCAGGTTCAGGCTCTACAGGTTTTTCAACTTTTTTAGGTCTACCTCTTTTAGGTTCTGGTTGAGCTTCTGGAGCTTCTTCTGGTTCAGGGTCTAGTTCCGTTTTTGGAACAACTCCTGTCGGGTTTACGTCTACTTTAGATATATCAAAATCTAATTCGTCTAACCCTTCGTTTTCAATCGTGTCTGTCATTTTCTAATACAAAGTTAATTTGTTATTTTATTGTTTTATTAAGTTTTAATTTCTCTTATATATATAACACTACTTACCTTTAGGTCTTTTACTTGCAATTTTTTCTTTACTTTTCATCTCTTCTCTTTTTAACTGCATTTCTTTTTCTTTCATTTGTTTTTCATGCTGTTGTCTAGACAAATCATTCATAATATTAGAGTCAATTTGTTTATTCTTTAAAGCTAATTCTCTTTCTTTTAAACCAGCTTCAATCATAGATTCTTGAATAGCAACATTATCGTCACCTTCGTCCATACCTAATGCAGTAAGTTCAGTCTTACGTAAATCCCATTCTCCTTTTCTATCAATAGCTTCTAAGTTATACTGATGTTGTAATTCAATAACTTCTTTTTGTTTATCAGCCATAGCCATTTCACCTTCTTGTGCTTGTTGAGCTACTAATTGATTGTATTCTTGTAACTTACGTTCAGCAACTTTAAGTTTAACTTTAGCTTGAGATATAGTTTCTGAATCTAATACTTCAGCAATAGTAGAAGCAGCAATACCATTTTGCATCATTGGTTGAGCAAGTTGTTTAATTGTATTAGCTCTTTCTTGTTCTTTGCTTGAATTAGATATAGCAATACCATACTCAGTTTCACAATGCTCAATTCCATTAACGTCCATATAAACTATACTAGTAGAATCAGGCATTACATAGCTTCCTTTTTTACCATTAATCCAAGCTATTTTAGAATAATCAATTAAGCCTTCTAAATCTCTTTTCTTAAATTGTTCAAAAAGAGTAAAGTAAGTTTCAGTAATTAAAGAACTTTGTAATACTGCTCTTTCTACACCACCTACAGTTTCAGAAGATTGAACTTGACCTTCTCTTTGTCTTGTTATACCACAAACTTCTTCCCATTCATTTTTAATAAATGCTAATAAATCTGTGTACATTCTAATAGTTTGAGAAGCTAACTGAAGTCTTGTTTGGTGAGTATTATTCATTTTAACTGAATCTTTACTGTAATCAACAAACAACATACTTACTCTATCAGCATATTCTAACCATTTATCCATTGACCAACCTAAAGGTTTCCAGTTAATATCAATTAACGCCATATCATCTTTCATTTTAGCCATAGCTAATTTAAGACGATGAAAAGTAGCATTATATAAAGTCTGATAAGGTACTCCTAAAGAAACTAAAGATATATTTGTAGAATTTACGTTAGACATAATTCTACCATTATAAGGTAATTTACATTTAGATAGATTATCTAAGTTACCTCTTTGATTAGGTAAAGCTCTCATTTTAACAAACATTGTTAAACCTATTCTATAACCTTCCCATACTTCACTTACCCAATGCCATGTAACTTTTTGGTCAGGAGTTGCTTTATATGATTCATCAACTTCTAAAGATTGAAATTGACCCATCTCATCCATAAACTCTACAATACCAATTTGTTTACGTGATTTCCAACATACATGCATTACTTCAATTAACCTAGACCACATTTTGTTGTTCAAACTTCTATCATAAAATATAGAAGAGTTAGAAGTAAGTGCTGGTCCTGATACAGCTAAAGTATCAATCATTTTAATTTGGTCTTCATCAAGAATATCATAGAATGTATCTATAATAGAAGAAGGATGCATATATTTACGTCTTACAACCCAATCTCCATCTTCAACAAATTGTATATCAGGGTCTTTATCAAAATCTATATCAAGTGGGTTAACTGTTTCATAAACAACTTCGTTATGAACTACATCTTTATGAGAATAAATTTCTCCACTTACTAACCAATGAAAGAAATTTAAATCTAATTTTTCATCTAAATGTTGTTGAACTTTAATATAGTTAATTGCGTTTTGACCAATGATAGCTCTTTTGTCTAAATAAGTAGATTCAAAATTTTCCTTAACCCTTTCAGGTAATTCTACTTCTTGTGATTCAACTCCTGTAGGAACACCTAATTCATTAAGCTTATTTACAAATAAAGATTCTAAGCTTTTGTTAATCTCTTCATTTAAAGATTCAGTCATGTTAGTAACGACATCTTCGTTAACTACATAAACCATATCTTTTTTAGGACGCTTATTATATTCAGAACGTAGTAAATCAACTTTAGTTTTAATAATAGGATAACTTTCTACATCACCCCAACTACCTTCCATAGGTTTACCAAAAGGTTCTGTAATTAATTTATAATCGTCTGTATGAATATTACCATTATAATAATCATATAATTTTTTTATCCAAATTTTTTGACTATTAGTTGTAAAAGTAGACCTGCCTATTATAGCATTAATTGTTATTTTACTCCAAGCAAAATCATCTTTTATTTTTTCAGCATAAGATATATTTTGATTTGGTATATCAAACAGCATTCCTACTTGATTAGTATTTTTCATTATTTCGATTTAATTTACAAAGTTAAAGATTCAATTCATTTTTACCAAATTCTGTATCAAACCTTCTAAAAAATTCATCTTCATAGATTGAAGTTTTTCTTTCACTTACTGGTGGTTTGAGTAATAATTCTTTTTTATAAAGCATTGCTACAAGCATTGCAGAAACTCTATCAAAGTTACCTTGATAGTCAAATTTAATAATTTCTTCAAGTAAAGGAATACTATAAATCTTATGAAGATTTAATTCTTGAACTCCATTTAAATCTTTATCTCTAGGTGCTAATAGCCAATCTTTCAAATAACTTACTGCTGTCTTTTTAACTTCTAAGTTACTCATACTTACACCATAACGTCTTCCTAATTGCTTACGTGGAGCGTCACTACTATCATAAACTGTAAGTTCAACTTCTAATCTGTGTAACTTTTTATTAATCCTAGCATAAGATTCTATATCGCCATCTCTATCATTTTCATATACAATTTTACAATTGTAATGTTCAGCCATATCAAATAAAGTTTTATTAAAATCATCATGTCTTTCTGGTCTAGCTACATACTCACATACAATTAAATCAAAAGGTTTAGAAAAATTATTTATTCTTTTAAAAACAAAAGCTGAACCCAAAGAGTCTCTTTTAGTAAGTTTTTTATCTTTTCCTTTATCAATAGCATAAGGGTCAACAGCTATATAATACAAATCATCAGGAACGTGACCATTCATTTTAAAAGGAGGTTGATACATAATAACACAACCCTCTCCATCTACATCAGGTTTGTAAGGATAATTAAGTATAGGTTTTAAATCATCTTTTAATTCAAATTTAACTTTACCATCTGTATCTGTATAAAATATACCTGTGACACCTAAATGTTGTAATTCTTTACGACTACGTATTTCATTAATCTGTTGATTTAGTTCAGCTTTAGGAAAAATGTTAGTTCCCATTTTAATAAAAGCTTCTTGAGGAGTTCTAGGAAATTCTGCAAGATATGCATCAAGAGCATTTCTATCTTTTGAACTTCTTTTAAGTCTTTCAACTTCTTGTTCAATAGATGCTTTAGCTGATTCTATTTCAGATATACCATTACTTATAAAACCACCTTTAGAATAATAATCTGGAAGAAAATAACCTATTGTTGTATTGCTTTTTCCTTCATCATATATATTTTGATATGCTCTAAACCCATATGTTTCAGGGTCATAAAACATTTTTTCAAAATCTACTTGACCTCCAGCAAAATCACCACCAGTTCCAAAAACAAACATTTGTCCTGATACGTTAGTACCTTCTTGAACAAGAGCTTTAGTTGCATT